TGTAGACTGGTTTATTGCCGAAGCACAGGCCAAAGGCTGTGAAACTTGTATATTTCTAGGCGACTGGCACCATAACCGAAACTCAATTAATCTAATTACGTTAGATACCAGTATGCGGTGTTTGGAAAAACTGGGCGCAGGATTCGAACAATTCTTTTGGTTTCCTGGCAACCACGATTTGTTTTACAAGGACAAACGAGACATCCATAGTAGTGCGTTCGGACGCCATATTCCAGGCGTAACTGTCGTAGACTCTGTCACCACTCTAGGCGAAGTTACCCTTGTACCGTGGTTGGTTGGAGACGAGTGGAAGGCTATGAAAGACCTTAAAAGCAAATATGTCTTTGGTCACTTTGAATTACCTAAGTTTTTTATGAACGCAATGGTACAGATGCCCGACCACGGGGAACTTCGGGCAGAAGATTTTAACGGTCCTGACTATATATTCAGCGGACACTTCCACAAACGTCAAGAAAATAATAAAGTTGTGTATATTGGAAATGCATTTCCACATAACTTTGCAGATTCTTGGGACGACGAACGTGGAATGATGTTTATGGACTGGGGCGGAAGCCCTCAATACAAGGCATGGCCCGATGCTCCTAAATTTAGAAATATTAAACTCAGTCGACTAATTGAAGAAAAAGATGCGTTAATGAAAAGTAAGATGTATCTTAAAGTACAACTAGACATTGATATTAGTTTTGAAGAGGCAAATTTTATTAAAGAAACATTTGTCACAGAACACGATGTTAGAGAAATTAGTCTAATACAGGATAAAGAAAATATCGATTCAGTTATAGATGATCAAGTAGACAGTAAGTTTGAAAGCGTTGATCAGATTGTGACTGAGCAGTTAGTTAATATCGATAGCGATACTATCGATAAAAAAGTTTTATTAGATATCTATAATAGTCTATAATGTTTAAAATAAAAAATATAACAGTTAAAAATTTCCTATCTGTGGGTAATCAAACACAGGCCGTGGACTTTGATAAAGAATTACTAACTTTAGTTCTCGGTGAAAACTTAGATCTAGGTGGAGATGACAGTGGTTCTAGGAACGGCACTGGCAAAACTACTATCATTAATGCACTCAGCTATGCACTATACGGGCAAGCACTAACAAATATTAAAAAAGAAAACTTAATTAATAAAACTAACGGTAAAGCAATGTTAGTTACTGTTGAATTTGATGTTTCGGGCAATTCTTTTCGTATAGAACGCGGCAGAAAACCTAATGTTTTAAAATTATTCATTAACAATCAACAACAGAAAGCATCTGACGAAGACGATTCTCAGGGCGATAGTAGAGAAACACAGAAAACCATTGAGCAAATGTTAGGCATGAGTCATACAATGTTCAAGCATTTAGTAGCATTAAACACTTATAGCGAGCCTTTTCTCAGCATGAAGGCTGCTGATCAACGAGAAGTTATCGAACAATTACTGGGTATTACTTTGCTTTCTGAAAAAGCAGAGAAACTTAAATTAGAAATTAAAATTACAAAAGACTCTATTCAGGCTGAAACATTTAAAATTGACGGTATAAAGACTGCAAATGAAAATGTACAAAAAAGCATAGATAGTTTGCAGATTAAAAGCTCTGCGTGGGAAAATAAAAAGACTTCTGATATAGAATCATTAGGTAAAGCAATAGTTAATTTAGAAAACGTTGACATAGATTCTGAATTAGTTTCTCATTCACAGTTAAAAGTGTGGGATGAAAATAATAAAAAACTAGTTAATCTAACAAAACAGAAATCTACATTAGAGTCAGCAGTTATTCAGGCTGATAAAACTGTTTCTAAATATACAAAAGAGATAGAAAAACTAATAGATAAGACATGTCCAGCGTGTGAGCAAGAGCTTCACGATCATAAACACGAAGAAATGTCTGCGGCAGCTGAAAAGAATTTAGAAGATGCTGTCACTTACCTAACTAAAGTTAGCAATGATCTACTTACAATTACTGCATCAATTGATGAAATTGGAGAACTTCCTAGAAGGCCTATTACATTTTATGAAACAGAAGCAGAAGCTTTTGGGCATAAAAACAATTTAGATAGTTTAGAAAAGAGTTTAGACCAACGAATTGCCGAAGCTAACCCCTATGAAGAACAAATTGAAGAACTGAAGCATACAGCTATTCAAGAATTAGATTGGTCAAATGTAAACAATTTGGTAAAAATTAAAGATCATCAAGAATTTTTATTAAAACTACTAACAAATAAAGATAGTTTTATCCGTAAGAAAATAATTGATCAAAATTTAAACTACCTTAATAAAAGATTAAGTTATTATATTATTAAAATGGGATTGCCTCATCAAGTTGTTTTTCAAAACGACTTAAATGTTGAGATCACGCAATTAGGTCAAGATTTAGATTTTGATAATTTGTCAAGAGGCGAAAGAAATAGACTTATTTTAAGCCTAAGTTGGGCGTTTCGCGATGTTTGGGAAAACTTATATCAACATATTAATCTATTGTTTATCGATGAATTAATTGATGCAGGAATGGATGCGGCTGGTGTTGAAGCAGGACTTGCTATCCTAAAGAAAATGTCAAGAGAACGAAATAAGAATATATACTTGATCAGTCACAAGGACGAGTTAATAGGTAGGGTTAATAATGTATTAAAGGTTATAAAAGAAAACGGTTTTACCTCTTACTCAAATAATGCCGACTATATAGAAGCATAATGCTAAACAATTACGACAAGGTTTATAGTGAATTTATTGATAAAGTTGCAGAGTTACACAATGCCCATATTGCATTTAAAAATAAAGCAACTCACGAAAGTTCACTTAGACTTAAAAAAGCAATAGCTAGTTTAGAATCTCACATGTTTGTGTATAGAGGTGAAGTTAAAGACTTTAGAGAAAATTATAAACAGGAACAGAAAAGATTATGGGCAGAGCATAAGAATAATCTTAGAGCCGCTGCCGACGCGAAAGCAAAAAGAAAAGAACTTAGAGAAAAAAGGAAACAAAATGAGCACACAACAAGAACTACAGGCGGCATTTGAAGCATATATGGCTGAGGATGCAAAATTTACTGGTGGCAATTCGGCCGCAGGTACTAGAGCACGTAAGGCATTGGCCGAAATGGGCAAAGCTGTTAAGGCTCGTCGCAACGAAATCACTGCTGAAAAGAACGCTCGCAAGGAAGCCAAGGCAGCAAAGTAACCAATGACTTGGTACCATAAAGGTTCTATAGTTACAGAATTGCCTGAAGATTGCGTGGGATTTGTATATCTTATCTCATGTAATACTTCTGGCAGACTTTATGTTGGCAAAAAATTAGCAAAATTTAGTAAAACGACCTACAAGACTGTAAAGTTAAAGAACGGCACCAAGAAGAAAAAGAAGATCAGAAGCAAAATAGACAGCGACTGGCAAGATTATTATGGCTCAAATATAGAACTTAACAAAGATGTTGAGTTATATGGCAAAGAAAATTTTACAAGAGAAATATTACATTATTGTAAATCAAAAGCAGAAACATCTTACATTGAGGCCCGAGAACAATTCGACCGCAAAGTATTAGAATCCGATGAATACTATAACGGACATATTCAAGTCCGTGTCCATGGCTCTCACATTAAATCTAAAATTTAGGCAACTTTAAACGGTAATGGCTCGCTCCTGCTAACTTCTGGGGCCCTAAACCTGGACCTTGGGTCGCAGGGATGGAAATCTCTCGCCGTTAAGAGTGCTCAACCACTACCCGAAAGGATGAGGATCGCTATTAAGCCCTGCGATTTGGTTGTTTGAATATGTAAAAATAGGCAAAAAGAAGGGAGAAAAACCCTGGACTTACAAAAGTGTTAGCGTATTTTTGTAAGTTGCCGTCGTATAAAGACGTAGCTCGTGGTACCGGATGACCGCCACTGTAATGCTATAACGCTAAGTGATCATGTTCGACTCAGATAATGTTCATTTTTGCCCGCCCTGGGCAAAGTGTGACTGAACGATCTAGATAATATTAAATCATCTACGATGATAAAACTGCTTCGAGTGTTAGCGAAGAAGCATACGAACGTAGTTCGTTCATAAATAAAGAATAATATTTCGGAATAATAAATGCAATTATCAACACTTCTTAGTAAACTTGATGAAATTGAAAGTTCTCCTAAACAATCTATATTTGAAAGCATAGGTCAAGGAGATCAATACTTCCGTACCTGGGAAAGAGATATTCATCCAGTACTATGTGAGGTTGCATTACAACCTGATCAAGTTCAACAACTCTTTAAAAGCATTGAAGCAGGTGCTGGCCGTAGTGCGTTAGGTAAAGGTCTAGATGCCGTTAAAGGTGCTAAGGACAAAATCAGTGATGTCTGGTTTAATAAATTTGGAGGTATGCTACAGAGTAGTGCTCCAGTTCAATCGTTTGATCAAAAATGGGAAGAACTTAAATCATCTATTGCTAAAAAGAATCCTGAGCTTGCGTCTAAACTAGCCAAATACGGTGAGTTCGCTAAGAATAATCCTAACCTACATAAATTTTTGTTGGCTATTGCAGGTTCAGCCGCAGCCGCATTAGGTGTAGCAGTTGCAGGCGGAATTGGTGCAGGTGCTCTAGCAGTTGGCACAGGTACAGGTGTTGCAGTAGGTATTATTAATATTGCCGACCGGTTACTACAAGGTCAAAAAGCATCAACAGCTATTGGTAGAGGTGCAACCGCAGGAGTGGTAGCAGGTATCACAGCAGGAACTCTGGCAAAACTTGGAAGTTGGCTAGGAGGGTTTCGTGAAAAATCAATACCATTCGGTCCAGCAGATGCAGGCCTAGAACAAGTAAGTTGGGATGCAACTCGTACTCTTAGAGCGCCTGGAATGGAGTCAATTCAAAGACTACAAGGGTTTAATGCTCTAGTAAAACCTGAAGAAGCTAGCGGTATTCGTGCAGCCATGAACTTGATCAAAAGCGGAGGCGACGGCGCACTTGAAGGATTTAAACAACTTGAAAGTATTAGTAGGATTGTTCGAAACAAAGAATATATGGCAGGAATGGATGAACTAGTCCAAGGTGCATGGAAAGTTGCCAAAAATAACGACAGTATTTTACAATTTATCAACGGTATAACACAGGCAAGCACAGCAGCCGCAGGCGGCGCTGCCAGTGCAGGTATGGCTTCGGGAGGCCAAAAATCTGCACCGCTTTCAGAAAATCAATTAAACGAATTATTTGGCATCACAGGCAATAAAGTAGATGCTAGTAAATTAGAAAAAGCCTGGAAGAAGGCAGGTAGTCCGATGGACAGCGAAGAAATTGCTAAGATACTAGCAGATGCAGGGGTCGATAGTCAAGTAATCAAAACTGCATTTACTAGCATAGGACTTCCAGAGCCATCTGAAACAAATAGTGTAAATACACAATTATTACAACAGATTCAGCAAGAATTTGCAAAACTTGATCCAGAAGGACAGCAACAAATTCTAGCTTATTTGCAATCATCAGGAATAGCATAAAATGAAAATTACAGAATTGCTCGAACAAAGACAACAGGTAGATGAATTAAACATGGCCCAGGTAGGCAATGCAATCGGTAAAGGTGCAACTGCCGTAGGAAAAGGAATTGGTGCTACTGCATCCGGAGCAGTTCAAACAGGTAAAAATCTGTGGCAGGGATTAAAACAAGGTTGGAAAGCTGGACAGGCAGCAGTAGCAGGAGACCCAGCCGCACCTGCTCCAACAGCTGGTCCTGCCGCAGGTCAAGGCGCTACGCCAGCACCAGCCGCCGCCGGTGCGGCACAACCAAGCGGAGCACCAGCCGTACAAGCTACTCCACAACCAACACAAGCTGGACCGACAGCAGGTCAAGGCGCTACGCCAGCTCCGGCAGCAGCCGGGCAAGGTGGATCAGGCGGAGGTGCCGCAACATCGAGTCCTATTGCATCGTTAAAAGCACAAATTGACAAATTAGATCCTGCAAGTAAAAAAGAACTGGTAGGGCTATTACAAAAACCAGCGGCCGAACCTACAGCCGCTCCTGCACCAAGCGGAACAACACCGCCAGCAGATCCAAATGCAACTCCAACACCTGGTGCACCAACTCCGGCAAATTTGGGTCAAGACCACGGATTAGGAAAACAAAGCAATGGTGAATTTATTACACCTGGACAGAAGTTTGATACAGAAACAGGTAAACCATTAGAAGCCCCTGCTACTGAACCAGCAGGTGGCAAAATGACTGCCGCACAACAGGCTGCTCTAAAAGCTAAACTACAAGGTCAGCGTCAAGCAGGCAAGACAACAGCTTCGCAGACTGGATCAGGATTCAGTGATTATGTAAAAGGCGGTGGCGGATCAACAATGGCCGGTGCTGATGCACAAGGTAATCCTATATTCAAACAAAATGTTGCCCGTGAATCAGTAGAATTCCACAGCAAATTCTTAGGAATAATTATTTAAAAGAACGGCAGTCCGGTCTTTTTAGTATTTTCTAAGTTTTCTTTTATTATCTTGCTTAATATTTCTAAGTCTTCTTGAGACAGATCGAACGCTTCTGAAATAGACAAGCTACCACGCATGAACCAACAAATTGTAAAAAGTTCATCTTTTAAGGCTTTTGTCTCACGCTCTAAATTTTCGCTTAACTTTTGAATTTCTTCTAAGCTAAGAGACAAAAGCCTTATGCGAAAAAATTTGAAGGATCAAAATTCAGCGGAACTTCAATTTCGTCTTCTGTGATTCCTAGTCCACGCATTTCATCAGTGGTTGTAATCTTTAAAGGTTTAATAGAATTCTTTTCTCGTAACGTATCAATGTGACCCTTAATTTTATCAAAAATTTCCTTGTCTACGTTGTCGATAAACTCTTGTATATGTTTACGGTCAACAGTAGAACCTTCTGTAGAATCGATACTGTAAATTGAATCAGTGATAATTCCGATAGTCAGTTTGTTTAGTTTGGCAAAACTTTCCTTAAAGATTCTAATTTTTTCTTCTTCAGGCATGTTTTCATCATTGATTATCTGTATAATTTTTTGAGTTTCAAAAGTTTGCAATGCACCTTGTGTCATAGTTTTATAATTAATTGGTCTTACAAATACTGCAAGATTATCATTGATCATTACACACGGATCCCAAGATATATTATTCATTAAATTATCAATTACCAGTCTTAGATCTAGACTATATTCATAGTCTAGATCTTCTCCTAGTTTAATAGGCACATTCATTTTTTCGCCATAAGTTGCTATACGGATAGCAATTAAAATTACATCCATGTCAATATTAGGGATGTTCCATGCATTTTTAATATTAGGCATACAATGCTGAATTACATCTACGACTGCTTGTCCGTTCATTAATGCATCGGGTATTTTAAGTTTTAACTCATCTTGTGCAGTCATTGAATATACCGGATACTCACCATTCTCTGAAATTTCTAAACTTTCAGATGCCCAATACTCTCCATTGCTTGGCAAACGAATAAAGATTTTTGGCTGACGCATCATACCCATTAATGGATTAGGTGCAATTTTTTGATGTGAAACCATGTTTTGATTCTCCGATAAATAAACTTGATAAACTCTGCGTAGTATTTATATACGCACAGAACTATGGAAAATAACAATGGCAGACGTAACTGGTAGAATAGGCGATCAAGACGTAGCACTAGATAATGCTGCCACAGAAGCGACCTTAAAAGAACTTTTAAATGCAATAAAAGGGCAAACGTCTTCTTTAAAAAATCTAACTTCTACAGCCGGCGCCGCCGGAGTAAGTCCTGCAGCCATTGCCAATGCTAATAAAGGGGTAACACAACTAGGACAATCATCAACAACTGCTAGTGTGGCCAGCAAAGTGGCCAGCACCGCCTTTAGTGGATTAAGCAAAGGTGCAATGTTATTAGGGGGTGTTCTAGGAGACATTGTTGCTGGAGGAATACAGACTGGTAAAAACTTAATGGATCTAGCAGGTAAGATGCTAGATGGCCAGGGCAGAGTCGGTGATGTATTTGGAGCATTTAAAGATTTACCTTTTGGCATAGGAATGGTAGCAGGGCTTTTTGAAAAGCTCATGAAAATGCAGGAAGCAGAGTTAGACGCCTATAGGCAAATAACTAAATCTGGTGTAAACTTAGGTGGATCACTTGCAGATATTAGATTAAATGCTCTTGAAATGGGTACAACACTTGAAGGCTTTGGAAAATTAGTTGGAGAAAATTCTACGCTATTTGCTCAGATGGGCGGTACAGCAGATGCCGGAGCAAGAAGTTTTATCAACTTATCTAAAGATATACGCAACAGTGACATAGGAAAAAATTTACGTGCTCTAGGTTATTCTATTGATGATATTAATGGTAGTACAGCAAACTATCTAAAGATAACAGGTGGAAGAACTGCTGAAGAAATGAAAAATACCAAAGCACTTACTGCAAGTGCAGGTGCTTATATGCAACAACTTGATATGCTTTCGGCCATTACAGGTCAAAGTAGAGAACAACAAGAAAAAGCATTACAGGAAGCAACACAAAACGCAGCCTACGAATCTTACCTACAGACATTAGACGAAGAAGGTCGTAAAAAAGCAACCACAGCAATGCAAAATGCACTTGCAGTAGGTGGTAAAGGCGCGGCCGACGCACTTAAATCTCAGCTAATGGGATTACCTCCAATGACAGAAGCGGCTCAAAATTTTACAGCGTTATTACCTAATGCGGCTAAAGGTGTCAGTGACATGGGCAAAGCTGTGTCAGACAATAGCAAAAGTTTAAAAGACGTTAACCGAT